CCGCACGCAGGAACGTGTTCGCCAGATTCTGATGAAGGCGATGCGCAGGTTTCGCAGGCACCAGTCAGAGCTGACCGGCGTGCCAATGTGGGAAGTGGACGACAGGGTGATGCCCTGGTTTTTGTGGAAGCATGAACAAAGGAGAAAGACATGAAAGTTTTCATTGATGGAGAGTGGAACAGCTACGGTGGCGAGTTGATCTCGCTGGCGCTGGTTTCCGAAGATGGCCGCACTTTTTATGAGGTGCTTGGATGCGACAACCCAGACCAGTGGGTTGCTGAGAACGTCATGCCGAAGTTGGGTAAGCCGTGGATCATCCTTCAGTCTTTGCAAGAGCAAATGGAGAACTTTCTTAGCCAGTTCGACAGCGTGCACATCATTGCCGACTGGCCGGAAGACATCATGTGGTTCTGCAAAGTGCTGGTCACCGGGCCTGGCACACGAATAAACACGCCACCGTTGACGATGCAGGTTTTGCGAGTGGACACGGTTTCCAGCAATCCGCACAACGCACTGGCCGACGCAATGGCGCTGCGCGATTGGTACGTCAATGTGGACATGAATTCAGTCAGAAGCGAAGCATGAGCACCAGACCACCAGAGCCAGAGTTCCTGATCCAGTGGCGTGAGTGGATGCAAGCAGGGCCGCCCAAGTGTTGCCACACCTGTGAGCACTACGGTGTTGACGGCCTGTGCGTCGAGTTCTTCATGAAGCCGCCCGAGGACTTTGCCGCCACGCTGGACGCCTGCGACAAGTGGGAGCAGGAGTTGCCATTTTGAGCGCACCAGACCGCATCCCCACCGAGCATGAGGAGCAGCGCGAGCTGGTGCGCTGGTTTCGCCAGACCTGGCCAGGCGTGCGCATCCATGCCATCCCCAACGGTGGCGCGCGCAGCAAGGCCACAGCCGGCCGCCTGAAGGCCGAAGGCGTGGCCTCCGGCGTGCCGGACCTGTTCGTTCCTGCCTGGCGTCTGTGGGTTGAGATGAAGCGCGCCAAAGGCGGTAGCCTCAGCCCAGAGCAGAAGGACTGGATCGCATACTTGGAAAGTGTGGGATATTGCGTTATAGTGGGAAAAGGTGCGGAATCTGCCAAGGAGCTGATCAGCACCTTTTCATCAACCAACGAGAGAACCCCATGACCACGCGCATCTACTTGGTGACCGACAACGAGACCAAGCGACACCGGCTGATCCGAGCCGGCAACCAGGCCCAGGCCATCCGGCACGCTGCCCAGACTCGATTCGAGATCGAGGTGGCTGGCCAGGACGCCCTGGTCAACCTGCTAACCCACGGCATCCCTGTCGAGCTGGCCACCGGCCACGCCACGGCTGACATGTTCGAGGAAGCTGCCATCACCAACCCAGGCGGGACCGACTGATGGACGCGCCGACCACCTCCAAGTCGTCGGCGTCTGCCACCAAGGATCGGTATATGACGATCCGCATTCCGGCAGATGTTGAGCTGGCGCTGCGCCGCCAGGCCGAGGCAGACACCAGGACGCTGGCCGCCCAGGTGCTGCACTACATCAAGCAGGGGCTGGCCAGCCAGCAGGAGACCACGACATGAAGCTGCGCCCTCGCATCGCCGTGGAGTGGTTCCCACGCCGCTGGCCGTACTTCGCCATCGGCTTTGACCGTGGCGAGTTCCACCTGTACCTGTGGATCGTCGAGATCGAGGTCTGGAGGTCGTACTGATGGCCGCAGACAGCCCGAACGACAAGCGCTACATGCTGCTGGCGTTTCTGCGGCCGACGCCCATCTGCATCGCTGCGTGCGGTGCGATGGGTGGTCCGATGCCCACCGCCGTGGCCGTGTTCATGGACCGCGAGACCAAGTCCATCAGCCTGGTGGATGTGCGAGCATGAAGAAGTCAGGCAAGCGTAAGTCGCCACAGCGGCCGAAGACCTACACCGTCTTCGACGAGCTGCTGGCCAGCCCCACAGAGCCGATGCAGGTGGAATACCGCACGCATCAGCTCACCAGGATGTACGAGGGACTGCACAGCCTGGAAAAGGCCGACGAGCCGAGCACCGAGGACTGGCGGGTGGTCAGCGATGCCGTCAACATGCTGGAGACGCTGGTGGTCGAGATGAAGGTCTGCGAGGACGACAGCGGCCTGCTGATGGATGCTGTGCGCGCCCTGGCCGTGGCTGGCCAGCGCCACAAGCGCGAAGGCAAGCCCATCAGGCTGGACGGTCCTGGCATCCAGGCCGTGCGCGCCGTCCTGGCCAGTTATGCCGAGCTGCTGGAGATGCTGCCGGCCAGGACCATGTACCGCTGCCACCGCCTGACCGAGAAGCGCATCCATGCCATTCTGGACGGTCGGACCAGGCCGCACGATATCGAGATCGTCTAGGTGTTTTCACCTAGTTGCATAGATTGTGGGAAATCGTGGTATAGTTGGACCATCATCAACCAGCAAGGAGCTGACAGCATGAACAAGACCCAAAAGCGCGAGATCGAGAAGGCACGCGACTTCCACAGCCTTGGCCACCACGAAACCGCAGCGCGCATCTTGGCCTATTGCCAGCGCTGCGCCATGACCAAGCGCGCCCAGCAGGACATCGTCGAGGTGGCGCGCGAGCTGGACCTGATGCGCTTCATGCGCATCGAGAACGGCTGCCTGATCACTGACTGAAGGAGAACACCATGCAGATCAAACGCTACCAAGTCATCCTGGCAGGTCTGGGCTTGCTCATTGCGATGGGCATCGTCGGCCAGTCCGATCTGGAAGAGGCCGAGCGCCAGCAGGCCGAATACTGCGAGATGGTCAAGCTGTGGAAGCAGACCAAAGGTCAGGCCGGCTGGCCTGCTTACAACGGTGAGAAGATGTGCCGATGAGCTGCAACCAGAACTGCCGCCAGGGCCGTGACTGCAACTGTGCAGGCTGGCATGTGGTGCCGCTGAACGACCTGCGCGAGCACGAGGCCAATGGCAGTTGCTGGTGCAAGCCGACGCTGGACGAAGGCGTCTGGTTGCATCACTCGATGGATGGCCGTGAGGCCTTCGAAACAGGCGAGCGCCTGCCGTCCTGATCGTCAGGTCTTGCGCCTGGAGTAGAACAGGGTCCGGTCGCCAAATAGGTAGAAGCCAACGGCTGCAGCGAAGTTGTCCACAGCATCACTGGGCTGGCCAGACAGCTTGAGCACAGCCCAGGTGCCCAGCACAATCATGGCCACAGCAGGCCGCATCAGGCGCACAGCAGCCTCAACCCAAGGATATGATGGGTTGGTGCCTCCAGCGTCATTCATCGCTTTGAACATGTCCAGATCGAACTGGCGCATCTTGACGTACTCGTCCACGTTGACTGGCTTGTAGCCGTCGGTCTGGATGAAGCGCCCAATCAGCGACTTGCCCAGGTCAACAGCCAACGGCCCAAGAGCTGCAAGAATGGTCAACGGGTCCATCATGGGTATTTTCTCCGGTCCAGCTCGAAGTGTGGGCCGTCAGGGAAGCCCTTCCAGTCACCACCCCACACGATGGCCACATTCAGCTCCTTGGCGGCCTCTTTCATGGCCTTGGCGATCTTGTGATACAGAGGCCAGTCCCAGCGCACCTCATCTTCAACCCATGCGCCCAGATCGACGGCATGGCCAGTGATGTGCCGGCCGTTGAGAGTCTGGCTTGCTCCGGCCTCATACAGTGCCTTCTGGCGCTCTGGCGTGCGCAACCCTTCCAGCACCGTGAAGTCCACGGTGGTGATCTCAATGGCGCGCTCGACGACCTTCACCAAGTCTTCGTGGACGCCTTTGAGACGCTGTCTGGATCGCGCGCCGAGCTTGTACATGCTGCCTCCTACTTTGCGACGTAGTGGATGACTACCACAGGACGGCCACGACCGCCATGACTGACGGTGCGCACAGCATCAACTGGCAGAACAGACAGATGTGCAAGGACTGCCTGCTTTGATAAGCCGGTGGCGTCGGCCAAGTCTTTGACCGTCCTCGGGTTCTCACGAACCATCTGCATGATCTGCTCGCGCATCAGTGCTTCCAGTAATTGAGCATATAACCGACCACGGCAGAGACGCCAGAGACGATGCTCATGCCAAACCACAGGCCGCCCTTGCCCTTGTTGGCCAGCGCCAGCAGCTCTTCGACGTTACGCTCCATCTTGTCGACCTTCTTGTCCATGTCCTGGACCTTTTGCCAGAGCACGCCGTACTTGACCAGGTCAATGCCTTCTTGTTGTTCTTGCAGCATCGTCTCGGTCTCCACCATCAAATGCCTTCGCCAGGGGTCACATAGACCGTCGTGGCACCAGCAGCCAAGCCAGAGAAGTACGAGCCAAATGGGAAGCGCAGGATTTCAACAGCGCCAGCCACCAGCGGGATGCCAGCAGCAGGCACGCCTGCAGCAGCCGCCACAGCGTTGGCCTGAGCCAGGGCAGCAGTCGGGCCGACGCCAAGATGCACGAGGTTTGTGCCAGCGTTGACGATGCGAACTTGGCCTGTCTCTTGTTCGTTGAACTTGATGTTGACAGGAGCTTGAACACCAGCAGGCGCAACAGCGGCAGCCGCCACGACGACGGTATTGCCTTGCGGGTTGAATGCGATCTGGGAATTTGTAGCCATGATTCTTCCTTTACACGAGAGGGATTGCGTTGATTTTGTAGTCCACTGTGCCGCCTGAGTTGTTCACAGTCACAGTTGGATTTGCTCCGCTGGTGCCAAACGTAATTGACCCACCGACCACGCTTGAACCAAGCGTTGCAATGAGAATTGCGTTTCCGTTGTATTCGCTGGTATAGAGCGCATAGGCGTGTCCAACATGACTCGGGCCACTGGTGTAGACGGATAAAAGATTGAGTCGTCGTTGATCTCGTTCACCACCCTGACCAATGCCAAGCATACCTGTCACAGTAATTGTGAACGGGTTGGTGTTTCCAGTGCCAGACATTATTTGTTTGCCATAGACATCCGACAGAGAAACAGTGTCTCCGTTGAACGTCTGTGTGCCTGTGAAACCTTGAGCCGCATCCGTTCTTGCCATTGTGGAGTTGGCGTCCGGAATGGTCACAGTGCGTGTCTGGCCTGCTGATGGACCAGAAATCTGCATCAAGCCAGTGCTGCTGTTGCTTTTGAGAGAAGGCGCAGGATCATCCACGCCACCTTCTAAGCGCTGCCATACGCTGCCATTGAAGGCGGCCCAATCACCAACATACCAAGTGGCAATGCCATCCAGGTTGGTTGTTCCTGCGACGCTGACGACGTAGTAGTCGCCTTTCGTGCCGACACCAGATGCAAGCGCTGGCGTGTTCGTGTTGGCGTTCCATGTGCCCTTGTAGTTCAAGGCTCCGATGGAGTTTGTGATTGAGGATACTGTTTTCAGCATGACGGCTCCTTAAACAAGAGGAATGGCGCGAACAACATAGTTGGCCGCAAAGCCGCTGGAGTTCGTGATCGTGACAGTTGGATTGTTACCAAGAACTCCAAAAGTGATGGTGCCACCAAGAGCGCTTGTGCCAAGAGTCGCAACGAGCACTGCACTACCATCGTACTGGCTGGTGTAAAGCGCCCATCCGCGAACGATGTGGCCAGAAGCACTGGACACCACAGATACAAGGTTCAAACGCTCCAAATCGCGTGGAGCGCCTTGTCCGACACCAATCACACCGGACAGGGTCAGCGTGTAGGACGCACCTGCGTTGGTGCCATTCAGAATCTCGTTGCCTATGACGTCGCCTTTTTGGATAAACGACCCGTAAGAGCTGATCGTTCCAGAGAACGAGTTAGTCACCAGTGTGGCTGCACCGATTTGTTGCAGTGCTCGTCCTTCAAACGTGTTGTTTGCAATCAGAAGACTTGGGGTTGCGCCACCTGTGAAACTGCTGCCTGCCTCTTCAGAAGTGATGGCGTAGTTTTGAGCGCCAGGAGTGGCGTTCGTCTTGATCATTGTGTTGCCATTGATCGTGATGTTGATGGCAGAGCCAGCAGCACCATCGCCAGCATTTACACAAGCATGTTCACCTACTTGGTTAAACGTGTTTCCAACCACGCACGAATCACGACCAATCCTCAACATGGCAGCAGAAGAGCCACCAGTGATTTCGTTACCAACAACGACACCATCTTGAGAAATGACGATCATGTTGCTGCCAACACCGATTCCGGCTGAAGTCACATAGTTGTTGTTGAAGATACCGCTTGCCGCCATAAAAGACGGACCAGCAAAACCAACAAATCGGCAGTTGGTTGCTGACCCACGGCCAAGCGCCTGAATGCCCTTTTGACCAGCAACAGAGGCAGAAGCCCAGATGTTGCAGAAGTCAGCACTGATTTCGCTGCTTGCATCTGTGTACAAAGTTGCACCGAAGCAATACTCAGACGTTGTGCGGCTCCAATGGCTGTCGCCAGAATTCGTAGTGGCTGCGATTCCATACCAAGCAGACGACAGCCACATGTCTCGGAACGTGACGCCATTAATGTTCTGCGCCCACAATAGCGTCAAGTTCTGGCTGCCGACCTGATAGCTATCTGGGCCGATGATGGCCAGGTCGTAGATGTTGGTCGGAGGTCCACCAACACGGTAGAAGTTGAAAATCTGGTATGCGTTCGCCACGCCGACGTTGTTGGACGCAAAGAACGACTGACCTTCTTTTGTGGTGAAGGTAGTTTCATATGACCCAGCGCCATAGATCGTTTGCTCCATGCCCTTCATGATGATCAGACCAGTGAGCGAACCTTTGTTGGTCGCGCTGGACATGTTTATCACGTAGGTGCCTGCAGGCACGTACACGGACTTTTGCGAGCTGGGTGCGCTCCACAAGGCCAATGAGCAGCCGATGTAGTCCCAGGTGTCATCGTTGGCAAAAGGCTGAGGCCGAGGTGGCGTGAACGTGACGCCGTTGCTATACGGAGACCACGGCAAGTTTGTCTTGAACGGGGTGTTGTCCCATGTGTTCCAGGGTTCAGCCAGCACGTTGATGCCGTCATCAGCAGGCGTGCGACCACTGCCATCGCCAAGTGCGCCGAAATCTTTGACGCTGACGACCTGGCGCAGTTTTGCCTGAACATTCGTTTGTTGCGCACCAACTCCAGCAGGGTCGTAGACCACATCGAACGCATTGACTGCAGCACTGAAGACAGCATCGTTGAACTGCTCGGTGGCAATCGGCGAGCTGTATACAGTGCTGCCATTCTTGTTCATGACACGAATGCTGTAGTTGCTGTCAACATACAGCCGGCCAGGAGTCCCACTGTTCGACGGGTATCCAGCCAAAGTGCGAATTGGCTGTGCAGCCGGAATGGTCAGCGCCTTGTCCCAGTACACATTGATCGGGTTGCCTTGAGGATCAAGGTTTGCAGTTCCGATCCAGACAAAGCCATCCTCTAAAGGTTGACCATCAATGTCCGTAAAAATCGGATAGGTGGGTTGAATGGAAAGTGCGGACATTACTGGTTCTCCTTGGATTGGTTCAGGCTGAAATAATGATCGAAGCCACGCAAGCAGTCGTGAAATCCATCTGCAAATGATTGCGAGCATTTCCTCATCCTCATCTCTCCTGCTGTTGATCAAATTGTCCTGCAGCTTGCATGGATTGCACAAGCCAGCGCTCGCGCCAGCTCAGCTCTCGCGGCATCTTGGCTGCGTCAGCAAAGCGCCGGAATGCGGCAGAAAGTGCCACGCTTCGGATTGTGGACTGGCTTGGGTTTGTCTTGGTCGCGCCTTCCACGGCCAGACGTTGGAACTCTGGGGACGCAATCAGCTCGTCGGCGGCCTTGAGCACCTCCGGCTTGATGCCTTTGGTCAGTGCCGCCGTCAAGCCGGACGCAATGCCTGCACCAGGCAGGCCCACAGCCGTCGTGGCCGCCTCAGCCGGGATGCCGACTGCTGCGCGCTTGGCCACGTTGAAGATGTTCGACAGCAGCGTGTCAGCGCCCTGCAGTTCCTGCTGGACAGCCTGGATGCGGCCGGTGGTGATGCGCTCGCGGGTGGCCTTGCGCACGTTGTTCGAGACCCGGTACAGGTCCGACAGTGCCTTCCTGGCCGGCTGCGGAAGGTTGTTCATCAGCGCCGCATAGGCCTGCTTGTTTTGCAGCAGACCCTCGTACCAGTTGGCGTAGGTGTTGAAGTTCAGCGCGCCGTTCTGGGTGGCCTTGCCGAATGCCGTGTTCAGGGCCGATGCTGCCACCATCTGGCGCATGTCCTCGGGGATGGCCTGCAGCACCTTCACCAGCTTGTCGGCGTCGCCCTTGGACAGCGCCGTGGTGGCCGTGGACAGCTTGGTGACCAGGCTCTGGTCCAGCTCGCGCCCGAACAGCGAAACCATGTCATCCTCGAAGCCTTTGCGCATGGCCACCAGGCTCTTGGCCAGGCGGTACTGCTCGCCTCGGCCAGCGGCCTCGGCCAGCGCGAACTGGTCGTCATCGATCAGCGCATACAGGCGCTTGGCCAGGCCGGTGTCGGCGTCCTTGAATGCGCCCTGCTGGCGTGCTGCAGCTCCGATGTCGCGCCGCACGTCGTCAATCAGTGCGTATGTGGGCTGGCGCATGCCGATCACGTTGCCATCGGCGTCCTTGATCTCCTTTGGCGACAGCTTGCTGCGCACCGCCTTCTCCAGCGGAGACAGGTTCTTGGGGCCGTCCAGGTCCAGCGCACGCTGCTCAACGAATGCCAGCACGTTGTCGGCAGGGCCGCGCGTCTGGGCCGGGATGTTCTGGCGCAGGTCGTCGTAGGCCGTGTTGGCTCTGCGCTCCAGGTTGGCCACCGTCTGCGACAGGTTGGTGCGCACGGCCTGGTTCATGCGGCTGAGGTCTGTCATGCCGCCGATCTGGATGATCAGGTCGTCTGCCTGCTTGCCAACGGCTTCCAGGCCGGTCAGCTCGGCTGCACGCGCCTGGCTGCCAGGAATCGACTTTACAGCCTGCGCCAGCTCGCGGTAGGCCTGGTTTGAGGTCAGGTGATCCGGCTGCAGGTAGCCCTCGATCTTGAGTCTGCGCGCTGCCTCCAAGACCTTGGTATCAGGTGCAGCCTGGGTGGCCAGCACCTCGGTGGCTCGGCCAGCGCCCATGCCGCCGCCTGTGGCCGTCCTGGCGGTCTGCGCCAGCTCGGTGGTGGTCATCGGTGCGGCTGCGGCTGCAGCGGGTGCTGCAGGGGCTGCAGGAGCCATTGCCGTGCCCATAGGAGCGCCAGCAGGGGCAGCAGGGCCGCCTCGCGTCAGCGGAACCTCTGGACCGACAGCGCCAGTCGGGGAAATCTCGCGCACGGTGCCGGTCGGAGGCATGATCGGGGCAGCGACCTGCTCGCCTGCTGCAGGTGCAACAGGGGGAGCCTCACCACCACGCACAGCGCGCACCATCTGCGGAATGCGGGTCACGGCCTGGCCAGCGCCGCCCATTGCACCAGCCAGCGCCACCTCACCAGTGTCGAATCGGCCACCAGTGGCAGCCTGGCTGGCCTCGATGCCGGCCTGCGTTGCTCCACCAGCCACCACAGCACCAGGGATGGTGGTGGCACGGCCGGCAGGCGTGAAGGCTGCAATCGCACCAGCAGCGCGCGGAATGTCGCTGACCTGGAAGCCAGGCTTGATGGCGTACATCTGGCCGTCGATGGACGACTGCAGCACGAAGTTGCCCTTCTCGTCCTGGCTGACTTTCACGCCAGGGAAGTTGGCCTGGATGACCTGCACAGTCTCCTGTGGGTTGCTCATCAACGTGCCCAGCGCCGACTTGAAGCTGGCCATGCTAAAGGTATTCAGCTCTGGCATGCTGGCCCAGTCAGGCAGCGCCTGGGTGGTCGGCGTGGTGCGCTCGGTGCCAGTGACGGCCTCACGAATGCCGCCCAGTACGCCCATCGGCTCGGTCTTCTGGAGCTGAAAACCGGTCGGGACTTTGGCCATTCCATTGGCCACGTCGCGCTCCAGCTCCATCATCTCATCGCGCGTCATGCGGCCGGTGCGGTAGGCCTCCAGGACAGGCGCAGGCAGCTCGGGAATGGTGGGCCGTGCGCCTTGGGGCTGCTGCTGGCCACGCAGCGCAGCGCCACGCGGCAGCATGATGTTGCCGGCCTTCACGTCGGCCTCGAACTCCGACGCCTCTGCAGGCGTCATCTGGCCGCTGTTGTAGGCCTCGAAGACTCGCGCAATCGCATCCTGCGGGACAGCGCCCATAGGGCTGGCAGCCAGAGCACGTTGAAAGGTGCTGGTCGTGCCGCCCTCTGCAATGGTGGCAACAGGACGACCTGCTGGCGCAGCTTGTGGCGTCAGCTCGCGCACGCCTTGCGAGACGCGCTGCATGTAGGCCTTGGTGCGTGGTCCCCAGTTCTTGGGATCGGTGCCCCCGTGGTATTCGGCAGCAGCCAGCACAATGTTGCCTTGGTTGCGATCCAGCGACTCTTTGAGCAGCAAGCCGGCAGCCTCAGCGGCCGTCTGCGGGTTCAGGTAGGCATCGATGCCGTACTTGTCCAGCACAGCCTTGCGGGTGGCCGGGATGATCTGGAACGGTGTACGCGCGCCGGCCTCCGACACCTGGTCGGCGTTGGAGCGCTCGCCGCGCGTGAGCACCGAGACCAGCAGGCCGCTTGGCAGACCGAGCTTCTGCTCGGTGTTGGCTGCCAGGTCAGACCAGAACGGGTCTTTGTAGCTGGTGGGGACTTGTTGGGTCGCCATGTTTTACTGTCCAGCAGGAGGTTGAGCAGGTGCTGCGCCAGGCACAGCGCCAGTGGCCGGATTGGCCCAGCGCATGTAGCCTCGGCCAGACACCGCGCGACCGGCCTGTGCGGCTGCCAGGTCTTGCGCGCGCTGGTCCATGAACTGGCGCGCGAAGTCCACATAGGTGGTGCCCTTTGGCACCTGGATGCCGCCGATGTCGATGTCGCGGGTGGCACGGCCGAGCGAGCCGACCGAGTTCACCCATTCGGACTTCGCACCTTCGGCCACCGCCTCATACTGTGACATCTTGGCCATGCCGCGCAGGAACGAGGCCAGCGTGGCTGCGTTGGCGGTCTCAGGTGGCAAACCCTTGAGCGCCAGCTCGATGTCTTTGTCGGTTGCCACGCCAGGTGGCAGCGACTTGATGGCCTGGGTGTTGCGCAGCCGGGTGTACTCGTTGCGCAGTTGCGTCATGGCATCCTGGTTGCCGGTGGCCTGTTTCATCCACTCGTATGCCCTGGACGCTGCACCAAAGCCACCGCCCTGCTGTTCCAGGCGGCTGGCCAGGTCCAGCATGCGGCCTGCAGCCTGCTCAGAGCCGACTGCAGCCACGGCCGAGTCGTTCACGATCTTGGTGGCGCTGGCGTCGAGCTGGCCGCCCTTCTGGTTAAGCTCAAACAGCTTCAGCTCGACATCGGACTGCAGACGGTCGCGGTCCAGTTTCAGGCGGTTCTGATCGAGCACCAGTCGGCCAGCACGGTCTGCGATCTGGCTGTCGAGATTTCGAATGTTGGCCGCCGTCTGGGTGTTCTCCAATGCCAAGCGAGTCGGCGTGTTGGCCGTGATCAGCTCTTCCTTGGTCGCACCAGCCTCGCCAGCACGAACCTCAGCCGGAGCCTTCAGCGCTTGGATGGACGATGTCAGCACCTTGTCGCCACCAGGCACGCCTGCCAGCATGATGCCGATGGTTTTTTGAGCGCTCTGTGGGCTGACCTCGGCCATCTGCGCCCAGGTCTCGTAGGCCTTGGCCTGTCCTTCGCGGCCGGCGTTTCGCTCGGCTGTGGCGCGCTCGCGCAGGAGCTGGATGCCGATCTGCGGCTGATTGGCGCTGAAGGCCGACATGACCTGGCCACCGAAGCGCAGCTCGTTCTCTTGGCGATCCTTCGACAGCGTGTCCCAGTTGGCGCGCATGCTGTCAGCCTCGGCCTTTGGCAGCAGCATGGCCACGTTGGTGAAGTCGCGCGCGCTAGGATTCGGGTTTTGCATCAGTGCAGAGACCTGCGTCTGCAGTTGCTGGCGACGTGCCAGATCGGCTTCTTGTGCCTGGCGCTGTGCCGCCACGTCTGCGATGGTCGCGCCGATCTTGAAGCCGGACAGTGCGGCCTCGAATGGGCTTTGGACGTTCAGTTGGTAGTTGATTGGCTGGACCATATTCACACCTTGCTGTAGTTCACGGTGAGATAGCCACCTGCCTCGCCGACTGCGTCAGGATAGACGCCCTGCACCTCCTGCGCCATCAGGCCGATCTGCCGGCCACCGCCCCAGACATATTCGAACTCGTAGACGCCCAGGCCGTCCGGCCGGGTGCCGATCTTGACGATGTTGCGCTTCAGGCGTCGGTCGCTGAAGAGGCCACCGAAACCAGGCGTGCCGACTTTGGCCCCGTACTGCATGCCCAGGAACTGGGCCGGAAGGTTGAATAGGCCTGCCATTGCCTGACCCTGCGCCAACTCTGCGCCAGCTTGCGCCGCTCCCTGCTGGCCCAACAGGCCGGCAATGTCTGCACCAGTGCGTAGGCCTGCCGTGGCCGTGCCAGCAGCCGATGCCTGACCAATCTGCGCCAAGTTCTGAGATGTGGTCTGGCCAAGTGCCGTCAGGCCACCAAGGCGGCCATATTGCTTCTCGATCTCCTGCTGCAGCATCTGAGGCCGGAACTGCGCCAGCGCTGCTTGGATGTTGCCGCCGCGCAGGCCACCAGTGGCCGATGCGCGCTGCAGCAGCGCTTCTTCGCCTTGGCGTACCTGGGCCTGGAAGCCTGCGCCACGCTCAATGCCTGAGATGGCTGCCTGCTGGGCTTCTGGACCGCGCAGTCCGAGCAGCGCTTGCTGCTGCTCCAGCGCCGGAGCGCCGGCCGCAGCATAGGGCTGCAGTCCTGTGATGGCCTGCGTGCCTGCTGTGACGTAGGGCTTGAGGATTTCCTGGACAGCATCGAACTGGCGACGCTGCTCTTGGATGCCGGCCTCGCTGGCTGCGACTTGTGCTCCGGCAGCATCGCTGGCAGCACTGCTTTGCATCATGCCGCCGATGAGCTGAGAGCCACCGACGATTAAACCTGTTACTGGATCAGGCATGGCTGAACTCCTTCATGTAGTCTTCCAGCGTCTCGCCGTACAGTTCCATGACCTGCTGCGCAGATTGCGTGGCGCGCTGCGTGCCGTGGCATACAGCCACGACCATCAGCACCACATCGTAGTAGCCTGCACGCCAGACGTATGAGCGCGCGTCGGCTTTGCCTGCGCGCTCAGCCTGGTCGGAGGCCTGCCACTTGAGGATCATGGACGCCACGACAGGCGCCATGGTATGAGAGTTGGCCTGCCAGAAGGTGTTCTGGCTCATTCCGACCAACGTGTTCCAGATGGTAGCGTTGAGGTCTTCGCGCTCGACAGGATCGCCATCGGCAATGTCGTCGAAGACCTGGATCGCGCCCCAAAGCATAAGCAGCCACTCGACGGCCGGCGCAGGCAGCGCGAAAACCCTTTGCAGGTTTTCTTTCAGCCAATCGACATTACTCATGCGCGCAACCCTCCAGTGGTCGGATGAGCTGCTGGCGGCTCGATAAGCTCAGCACCTGCATTTTCCCACAATTTGACATTTGGTCAATCCTCCTCGAACTCGCGCTCTTCCCAGGCTTGGCAAGAGCGAAGATCGTGGCAGATGAAGTCGAATTTGTTGCAGTAGCCACGGAATCCGGCATCCACATCCCACTGGTTCCAGGGAATGCGGTCCATCTTGATCTGGGTCATGACCGAGTTGTCGTAGTACTCGCAGTTGGAGCAGCGACGACGACGCGCCTCAGCCTCATCGCATTGCATGGCCTTGGCCAGCGCCATCCAGTATGGCTTGTTCGCACCTCGCTCGTTGCTGGGCTTTTCAGGTCCGAGCATCCAGTCATCGATGACCATCTGGGTGTTTTCGCGGTTCTCGGCTGTCGTGATAAATGGCTCCTCGATGGGCAGGCCACCGAAGCCGGCCACCATCACTTTGGGCATTTTTGCGTAGTCCATGTGGTTCTCCTTATGTGATCTCGCGGCCGCTGGCGCGAATGGTCAGCGACGTGGCAGCGCTGGCGATGGTGGAGATGAAGCCGCCCGGCTCCAGCACCTGGCCCACCAGTTCCGGGAAAGTGTAGGTCTCATCCGGTGCGATAGCACGCGAATCGACGATCAGGTTGGTCACGCCAGCAGAGCCGCCGCTGGTCACCAGGTTGACGCTGATGGTCACGTTTCCTGCGCTGGTGTTGGTGGCCGTGAACTTGTCGATGATGGTCTTGCAGTTGGTAGCCGTGTACTGCGTGGTCTGGACGTTCTCGGCCTGCTTGGCCGCGATCAGGGTTTTTACTAGGACGCTCATGGTTTCTCCTTAGATGGCTTCGGCACCGCTGGCCGTGATGGTCAATCCAGCCGATGCCGCCTGGACTTGGATGGTCTCGCCTGCGTTCATGACCTGCACGCCGTTGTACTGCAGCGTGTTGTTGGCAGGCACTTGAACGTCGTACAGAAAGGCATTACCTGTTCCTGCGACGCCAGCAGCAGGCACCAGAAACACGCGCACGTTGATAGCGGCCGCCGTGGTGTTGGCAATGCTGAACTCCTTGAGCAGCGTGCGTGTGCTGGCCGGGACTGTGTACAGCGTGGTGACGCCGACAGTGATGGCAGCCTGGCCAAGTTTGGTCGGGGTAATTACATCGAAAGCCATGTGAGCACCAGATTAGATTTGACAAACGCAGGAAGCGCCGATGCCGTCAATGGTCCACTTTCCCAGCGCTGTTGGACGCTATCGTAGAGAAGAACATCGTTGGTTGAAGGTGCCGGAGCATAAACGTCTGATAGTTGGCTGACCAGCGGCTCTGCTTGGACTCTGACAAAAACAGAGCCAGAGCCTCCAGACCCAGCATTGACCACCGCAGCCACCACCACATGAGGCGTCGGGGCTACAGGCAAATTCTTGGTCAGGCCACCTGCAAACGATGGGTTGTAGTACAGGATGTCTCCATCTGCCCAGACCTCGCCATACGGTGCGCCGGTCGTGTTGAAACCACGAACCAGACCGAAGCTGGCGACCAGTCCGAAATCGTTCAGCGCAATGGACTCTGCAGCCACGCCCATGATGAGCTGGCCATTTGTCACGCCAGTGGATGGTTTGCCCTTGAGCACCCCAGACGATCCGACAGACCCGTCGAACATGACGAGCTGGCCTTTGGTGATTGCACCTGACGCCTTGATGTAGTAATACTGGGACTCGCCAATGGACTGGTTAACGTTTGGCGTCATCTCCAGGTTTAGCGTGTAGCCTCCATTCCAGTGCAGCCGGCCAACCTTGATGGCAGGCGCAGGTGCATTGGTATTGAAGTCGATGTAGTCGGTGTCCACCGAGTTGTTGTTCTCGATCACCGGATTGGTCGCCAACATCTCCATCGCATTGGCAATCTGGCCGAGTGTGGCCAGAGCCTGAGTAGCCTTCTGGTCTGCCGTGCCGCTGTTGATGGCCGAATCTTGCGATAGTCTGACAATCAGCGCCAGCGCTTCAGTGGCTGCAGCATCTGCATTGCCGGCCTGGATGCTGATGCCTGTCGTGTCGCTGGCAGGCGCAACCTCATCAGCCAGTTGGAACAGCTTCTCGAACTGCTTGATCTGCTCGTGGTTCTTGAGGAACGTGGCGAGCTGATCACGAGTGAGGTTGAGCTTTTGCGTGGCCATCAGTACACCAGACCCTCGATCTGCGCTTCAAGTCGTGCGAATGCAATGTGCGAGTCGCTGTCTCCACGGAATCGCTGGATGCGCCAGTTGCGCATGTTGCCCTGCTGGAACCAAGCCAGGCGCTTTTTGGTGTTGCCAATGGTGCCAGCTCGAATGAATCGATCCTGGCTCCATGACAGGCCGTCCAGCGAATAGCTGGTGCTGATCTGAGGATTGACACCAAGCGCCACGCGCCCAGTCAGTGCCACCAGCTCCAGCTCGTGGAACAGCGCGCCATTGCCTTCGTTGTAGACGATCAGCGTGCCGAACTCCCAGCGCACCTTCTGACCCCAGTGCGTGCCGATGGTGTCCACCAGGTAGCCGATGTTGCTGGACTGCGGGTCTCCGACCAGCCACTTGTCATAGGCCCAGACCAGGTTGCGCGCACGATACTTCGCAAAACCGGCTGTGGTGGTTGTCAATGTGAACCAGACCATCTCGCCCAGCTCCTGCGAGGCCGCGCCGTCATAGACAAGCGTGCGGTCAGGCAGGTGGACATAGAGATGCTGGTGCGCCTTGTCG